CCAAGTGTTGTATTTAACATAGCATTAGTAAATCCATTTACCGCATTTACATTTGTAAATATAATTTTATTTCCTGTTGTTTTTTCATGACCTGGTTCATTAACTAAAATAGTAGAACTACCTGCCGTTGATAATAATGGATTGAATGCCAATAACACAACTGATAATGGCTCTACACGATCTGGTCGTGCGTTGAGCAATCCTTGCGGATCGTTGCCTGGTACTTTCGGTTCTAATTGAGGTTGTTTAGGTTCGTATTCTGTATAATGAACAAATGATCCATTCCACTCGGTTACCATTTCGTCGTACGGGAATCGTTGGCCAGATCTGTCTGATATGGCGTAAGACTTCTTACCTGTAGCAAAAGTTGTCATTATACACCATCTCCATAGAATGTTTTTGGTGATATAAATAACGAGGTGCGTTGACCGTCTTCTTGTAAAGCTCTTTGTAATTCATCTTCATAAACTAACTTTAACATTTCAGTTTTTTCTGGTCGGTAAGTAATACTTAAATAGTAAGCAAGACCAGAAGTTAAACATGGTAAAAATCTAAATACGACATCTGGAGTGTTTGTATATTTTCCAGCATCTTCAATTCTTGCAAGATAATAAAATCTTAATTGATAATTGCTTGGTGTGCTTTGACTAGAAAATCCAGATCCTGGTGTTTGATATAAGAATATACTTGGTTGATATGTTCTTTGAACATAATATTGAGAAGGTGTTCCTTGTGATAATTTATTAGGTAATGCTGCATATGCAGATCTATCTATTTTAGTTAATGAGGTATCCGTTGGTAATGAAGCATTAGGTGAAGTATTATTTCTAATATATGCTTCTAATACATCATTAATATCGTTTGGATAATTTGTCGGATCAATAGTATAACTATATTCAGCTTGTCCTAATACTAATGGAATTGTAGCTAATTTTACTTTCCATAAATGTACACCTCTATTATCCCATTCAGATAATAAAATATTTAAATTTCTTCTTGCTGCTTTTAAATGATAACCAGTTCTAGTTCCTCCAATACCTACACGTCCGTAAGCTTCATCAAAAAGCTCATCTAGTTCAAGATTGAAACTTGTAGTTCCGGAAGTAGTCATCTACTCTCCTACTTGTCTATAAATAACGTAATACTTAATGCACCACTATTTGCAGTTACACCAATACCGTCAACAATTCCTGTACCATTTCTTGTAGCATATAGAACACCATCTTCAGGAATGTTTAATGTTTCAGTTTGATTAGCAGCAACTTGAATTGGAATATAAACTTGCGTGTTAGTAGAAGAACTAACAGTTGTAGCATTTGCTAAACCATTAATAATTGCTGTTCCTGAACTTCCTGTCGATTGAATCATATAACCACGAAGTCTTGTAGGTCCTGTAAAAAGAACTGCGTTTGTAGAACTTGTAACGACTGGTTTTACATCACTTTTGTAACTCATTTTATCTCCTTATATTAATAGAGCTCCCGAAGGAGCTCCATTAAAAATTAATTAAGCTGGACCTATTTCACCAGGTTGTGCAGTTTGGTCAGCAAATGTATATACAAATACACCTGTAACGTTTCCTGAACCTGCTGTGCTTCCAACATTAGCAACAACTGTTGTATTAGCTGGAAGACCAGTAGCAATAACTGAAGCTCCAGTCATTAATACTGCTGCTCTAGCACCAACAACTAAATTTTGTGCAATACTAGTTGCATTAGCTGCTGAACCAAAATTAATAGTTGCAGTTGTAGTTGTTCCTGCTGCTGTTAAAACTATAAAATTAGTTGGTATAGCTCCTTGTGGTAACACGAATGGAGCGTTAGCGTTTACTGTTGCTCCAACAGACACTGCAGTTGCAGTTGCTGTTGAACTCAAGAAAGTAATAACTTCAGAAGCAATTAGAGTTCCTGGTGTAACACCAGAATTTCTATCTTCTCCTCCGTAAGTTCTTACGTATCCTTGAAATGTACTTTTTGTAGTCATCTTATTATCCTCCTATTAATCCAATGCAGTCATTAGGCAATGTCGACTATACGCGTCTACATCAGATGTTAATGTATAGTATGTTAAATATAGCTTAATTTTTTAAAAAGAGCAAGAGGTGGCTTAAGTTTCTCTCACTTTTATTCCAATTATATAACTAGTTTAGCTAGCTATAAATGCTGGATCTTCTTCTTCGCTTAAAACAAGGTTATTTTCTTGTCTAGCGGCTTCAAGATCCTGTTGAAGAATTTGTCTTTTGACTTCCTTCAACTCAACGTCTAACCACTGCATATCAGTCGTTAGTTTTCCCTGTTCAAGATAAGACTTGTTCCACTGTGATTCCAAGTCTATTTTCTTGGCCAGAAGTGATTGGGACAATGATGTCACGTTCAACCTCCTCATAGGTTATATAGAAAAAATTACTAATCTGTTTAGGACTAATCATTTTTTCTAATTGCTCTTTACTTGTTTTTCCCAGAAAGTCAAGTACTTTCTGATGTAACATTTCTGTAACAGAAATAGGTTCAGATTCCAATGTAAATTGGATTTTTATGCCTTCTAGAAATACTTTTATTAGGTAGGTTTTCATCTTCTCACGGATGTTATTATAGTGAATTATAGGGCGAGTCAAGCCCGCCCTATAATAAAAGTCTTTACGCTGATCCTGATGAACCGAATGCACCTCTAGGGTCAGAAAAGCCGAAGCTGTATCTTTCTCTAGCTTTGTATCTAACGTTACCAGTTTCAAAATCTCCCTCCATAGAAGTTCTAATTGGGGATCTTTCGAAATACTTTAAGCCATTTGGTACATCTGTAATGATAAAGAATGCATCAGAGTCAGTTAAGAAATGGTTCACAACATAACCTTGTGGAATCATTCCTTTGTTTTTGATTGCATTGATATCATTGTCAGCTGTTCCAACTCTACCAGCAGAAGACATTAATCTGTCTGCAGTAAATTGTTGTTCAGAAGGGATGATTAATTTCATTCCTTGAGCAGCAATTTTTAAACCTCTTTCATCTGTGAAAGCAGCGATGTCAATTAAAGACTGCTCTAAAGATGTTTCATTTAAATCAGCTTGTGTTGCAAGCGTGTTTCTAAATGTTCCAGAGATTGTAGCGTGAGTCGTAGAGAATAAAGGAGATCCGTCACCACCTAAAAAGTTAGTGCTGAATCCATTATTCAATACGTTAGCCGCAGTTACCTGCTTTGTATTCGCCATTGATCTAGCTAATGCTTTTGTATATCTAGACGCTAGTCTGTCATACAAGTTATCCTCGATCGCTTCTTCAGTGATCGCGAATGCAAGAGCTATAGTGTTGTGCGTATATCTAGCAGTGAAAGTTTCTTGTGCCTGATCGTAGTTGACACCAGATCCTTCCGCTTTGATGGCAGCGTTGCCGAAACCTGATAACATAACTTCTTCTTCAAAAGCTCTGTCAGATGTTTCTTTAATGAAGATTTCTTCATGCTCGCTGTCATAACGTTTATATTCAAGTCCAAACAGTGCGTTTAAACCTGGTTCTAGTTCTTTAACTAGTTGTGATCTTGAGATAGCCATAGTTTATTCTCCTGTTATAGTAATTGATGACTCTTAGAAACTCTAACAATGAAATCTTCATTTGTTACAGCTTCCTCGTTACCTATGAATGGTGAAGTATTCACCACAGTCACTTGTCCATCGGCAGCAGCCGCTGAAGTAGCTAAACTAAGGTAAGCACCTGAAATACCATTGTTGGTATTACCTGCAGCATATACTTGATCAAAGCTAGTTCCAACTGCAGTTGTTCCTAGAGCAGTTCCTGTAGATTTAACGAGATAGAGTTGATTTGGGTCAGTTATTACATACGCCTGAATTTCACCTTGAGTGATATTCGTTTGTGAGTAAAAATTTGACCATTTTGGTTTTTTTGTAGATGGGTCTGATTCTATCAAGCAACCATTGAATACACCTAATACACTAGACAGGGCTGAAGTATCTACTACGATAACTCCACCTGTTGCATTAAGTTTAACAATGTCTCCTTGGAA